AAGTTACTGGTAGTATAATCAGCATACTGACCTTTGGTAGTTTTGGTAAGACGAAAATCTGTGCCGTTGTCAAAGTCAGTAAACAAATGTTCCATTTCAGGGTCCATTAGTGCTGCCTTAACAATGTTAAAGATGCTGGTATTAATAATAAACCTGCGAATAGGATTCTCAGGAACAGTTTCTTCTGCCAAACTGCTTTGAACTACAAAGCCCTGGAAGATATAACTGCGTTTTTTCCAATACTTGTTGGCTTCTTCTTTTAAGGCTGGATCCTTATACCAAGGACGAATCTCAGCATGAACTGGGCAAGTTTCTTTCCACATTTCAACACAGGGAACTTTTACAACGGTTCGTTTATGCTCATCACCACCTTTTATACCACTGAATTCCAAGTTGATGATTTGACGCTCACGCCAGGGAAAATCATTTGTTGCGTCTCCGTCAGGAAGGAAACGTAAGGTTGCGGTTGAGTTTTCGGGAATGTTCCAAAAAGGAAAGATTGCGTTGTCGCCGCCACCGGTTCTATTACCAGTGTTTTTGTTTTCTTGCTCTAATAGACGAGCTCTAATTTCTGCCAATGTAGCCATAGTTTTTCTCCATAATATGCCAGTTAAATGTGCCTGGATCATGAAACATATGTTTCATGAACGTATTGTAGCAAGATATACTTGCTATGTCAAGAGCAAGTTTACCAAAGTATTCTTGCCCCCGATATTTAGTTGATTACTTCAATATTTCTTCTATTGTGAATCGTTTTAGTGCTGACTCAAACATCGTGCCAATTTCAAAACGATCCTCACTGACTGATGCCTGCATACTGCTCTTGGCAATAATGCTGCGTGTTAGATTTTCTACTGCCATGGGATCTAGGTGTCCGCTGCTGACACCTTCAGCAATTTTACCCAATGTTGTTTTCATTGTGTCATCTTCTAAGACAGGTAGGACCAAATTGATTAATTCAGTGGTGTTTACTGTTGGGCTTTCATATACTACCATACTTGTAAGTTCGAGATCTGGCATCGCACTAACTGGTATGCTGGTTGATTCTTCCACTTGTTGTTTTAGTTGATCAAATGCCTGAGCTGCTTCCATTTTTGCCTGATATTCTTTTACATAGCCATTTAAACGTGGTAACATTGAGCCAATATTTTCATCAAATACATTTTTAGTTAGTTTTTCTTGTAGTGCGTCCAGATCTGAGTCGTCTGCTTCATGTACATCTGCCAGTAGTCTTTCTGGATTATAGCGGCTGACTAAATCTTTGATTTCGCTTAATCTCTGTTGTACTGCAAATTGCACATCATTAGCTTGTTCTTGTAAACCGTTGCCCTTGATATACCGAGCTACTTGCATAAGTTGACCGCGTTCTTCACTTAGGCCAATAATTTTTTGTCCAACTTCATCATAGGGTGTGCCACCTTCAGCAACATGACGAGTCATTGCACGAGCAGCAGTCAAATGAATGTGTGGATATTTAAAGCGTTCACCCTGACTGTTTTCAATGAACAATGCCTTAATATTGCGGCTGCGGCTACCATGAATTTCTTCATTGACAGGCTTGCTGTGTCTAATAATAAGTTTAGCACCATCTGTTTGTTGGTAACTGGTTTTCATACCACCCATTACTGGGCTTAAACTTTCTTGTACCTTTGCCATGTTATGTACGTCCTTTAGTTCAATATCTTTACCTGTATAAGGCAAGCGATCGACTCCTATGATAAATTTCTTTGCTATACCATTGCGTATGGTATCTTCTAATTTTTTTAATTTAGATAAATCTGTATTTTCACCGTATTTTATTTTGATTACTCTGTCTTCCTCGTTTATTTCTACCATGAACTTTTGATCATTACTATAAAAATAACGTGCCTTTTTGGCATTTAAGGTTTGCTTGCCATCATTGTCGTTCAGCGTGATGGTGTGCCCAAATCCTTTGAGTTGGTCAAATAATCTATCTGCTACTGTATCGTAATCTACGGCCATGTTAGTATTTATCTTTATATTAAATTATGCCTATGGGCATTGGGGCAACAAAATCATTACTGTTTCGTTCTACTAATCTTGCATAAGTTTTTTCGTCATATTTCATTAAATGCTCTACGATCCTAACCGCCAATAATGTGCCCATGACTAAGTCATCAGTTTCGCCTTCTTTGGCTGCAAAGCTAGCACCATGGGCCACAAAGGTTTTTAATTCTTGTATTAAGTTTTTGCTTTTGGGCATCATTTTGCTAGATTCTAAATAATATTTTAATTTAGTGCAAGCGGCAAGTTTACTTTTATTAGTTGTATTAAATCCTTTACGTTTACTTCCGGGCTCACTGAGAAAATATCCAGGTATACGTTCTTCACCATACTCACTGATAGCAACCAAGGCTGCTTCGCCCAGTGTATTATTTTCTACACTCCAATATATTTGATCGTTGTCAATACCAGCGTCGCGTATATGTTCTAATATAGAAATCAGCATACGAAGTTGGCCACGCACATCTGTTTTATTATGCTGCCATTCTGCCACTTGAGCTAGATCTGGCAGCCTAAAAACTTCTATAGCAGCAGGGTCGCTGCCCGTTCCTAAACTTGGATCCCAGGCGACAACATACATAGAATCTTTTTGTATTTGATCATATATTCTAAGTTGACCTATTCGACTCATAGGATCGATGCCGCTCATATTAGCCAAAAACATGCCATTAATTAATGTTTCATCAGCAGTAATAAATTTACACTCATGTTCACGTAAAAAACGTTCTTCGCCTATTTTGCTGCGTTCAGTGTCACCCCATACATCGTCCCTGTCGGGATGGTCGCTCCATATATACTTGATACTGGCAAACCCATTTTTACCTACTGTGGTTGGATTTCCATACTCATCAATGTTCTTGGTAGCTTCATTCCAGATCTGTGCAAACTGATCGTTGTCTTGGTTTGGTGTGCTAGTGATAATACACTTACCACCTGTTGCCAGAGTAGGGCTTAACGAAGTCCAAAATTCTTTGGCAATACGCGGTGGAACGAATGCGAACTCGTCTAAGTATACTAACGTCAAGCTCATACCACGACCAGTGTTTTCTGTTGTTGTAGCACTGACTATTCGACTACCATTGTCAAAATCTATACTGCCTTTGTTATAGCTTACAGCACCTGCTTTAATCCAATTGGGTACGTTTTCATACATAAAGCGAACACGCTGCATAATTTCCTGGGCACCGGTATATTTGTGTGCAGCAATAAGAATAGTGCTGTCAGGAACAAACATAGCATACCATAGCAAGTAGGCAGCGGCACAGGTTGACTTACCCATTTGTCGCCCCAGCATGTTTATACTGTATTTGTTTTCGTGGTATGTATGAATTAGTTCAATTTGATAATCATATAATTCAAAAAGAACGCGGCCTTTGGTTGGATGTTGTATCCAAACATAGGTACTAATAAAGTATATAGGATCAGTAGCGGATTTTATAATTTCCGCTATCTGATTTTCTGTGTAGTTTTCTTTTTTATAGGCTGGTTTAACTAAAACCGCTTGTCCACTCATTTGCCTGTCTTAAATCGTTTATATTCTTCCATCATGGCAACTTCACCCAAGGGATTGTCACCTTGACCAGAAGGTCTATTTAAAGCACTGCCGGGTTTACCTTTGCCAGTGCCCTTCATACCCCATACAGTGTAGTCACCATGGCTACGTGGATCACGCTCATTGGTTTGAATAGGTGTATTGCCCCATGCTTCCTGCGTTACCTGTTCTTCGGCAGGCTCTTGACTGACCTGAGTGCCTTGTGATACGCCAGCCAACTTCATTAACATCATTAATTCAGCAGGATTGTCTGTGGTAACATTAAGACTTTTATCACCACGCTGAATGTTTAATGTATAACGATCTGGATTTTGTTCTTGTGCTGCCATTGCTCCAGGCATACTTAATGGGCTCATGTCACCACATTCTTGTAGATTTTCCAATACATGTTCTTGTCCATCGCTGGTCTTAAACTTGGTACCGGGTTTAGCACCCTGTGCCTTAAGTTGATTTACTTTTTGTGCGAACTCGTTGCCTTCTTCTACATCATCTTCTTCAAGAGCACCCTCTTTCATTTTTGTCTTACAACTGCCTTCATGAACTTCGCCGCACTTGTCACATTTATCTTCAGCTTCTTGGATGGCTTGCAGGCCGCGTAGAACGTTTTCGATGTCCTCATTGGCCTTACGCATT